CGCAGGCGTAACAGCAGGTACAACTTCTAAGTTCGACGGACAATCAACCATCATTGATGAAGTATTCAGAAAAGGTTGGGAAGCTATGTCTAAGGACTCAGGCGACAAACCTTCATTGATAGTTTGCCCTCAGGTTGTATTTGATATGTACGAACAACACTTATCAGATAAGAAAAGAACACCTGATATGGGTGCAGGAGCAATGGCTGATGCCGGATTTATCGCTATGAAATATCGTGGCGTAGATTTGGTTGTTGACCCTTCTTGTCCTGCCGGGAAAGCATACTTCCTTAACGAAGAATATATGAGAATGGTACATAGTCGTAAGGCTAACTTTTCTTTCTCAGGTTTTAAGTCTCCTGTTACACAGGATGCTAAAACAGGTCATATTCTTTGGCAAGGTCAGTTGATTGTAAGCAACAGAGCAAAAGCTGTAGGTGAAATTACAGGTCTTGCTACTGATTACGATACAGCTATCCCTGCATCAGGTTCATAAGACTTAGTTCTTTGACAATTAGTATACATAAATATGGGGCTGTTAACTCAGCCCCATTCTGCAATGGCTAAGTCGCCTGCTTGGACAAGAAAAGCAGGTCAATCTAAGTCAGGTGGATTGAATGCTAAGGGTAGGGCAAGTTACAATAAGGCAACAGGTGGTAATTTAAAAGCACCTGTAACAAAGAAAAACCCAACGGGTAAGGCGAAGTCAAGACGAAAGAGTTTTTGTGCGAGGATGTGTGGTATGAAAAAAAGATTAACAAGTGCGAAGACAGCTAATGACCCTAATAGTAGAGTTAATAAAGCATTGAGAAAATGGAATTGTAGGTGTAAGTAAATGAGTTTATACGCAAATATTAACGCAAGAAAAAAGGCAGGAACTAGCAGGTCTAAAGCTAATTCAACAATTAGTGAAAAGAATTATAAAAATATGAAAAGTGGTTTTAAGGACAAGGGTGCTTATATGAAAAAGGCAAACGCAGGTTATTATCTAAAGGCTTTGAAAAAGAAAAAAGATATTGGTATGAAAGCTGTTGGGATTAGTTCATCTCTTACGGAAAAAACTTCCGGAAAAAAATCAGACGTAAAAAGTGTTGTAAGACAAAAGGACGGTAAGAACACTATGACGATAAGAGATAGTGACAAGAAAAGAGGAAGGTTTCACTTTACAAAATCCTCCACAAGTAAAAATGGTAAAAACGTCCATAGTAAAAAATCAATTAGTCTAAGTGGTAAAAAGGGAAAGTTTTATACACTTGGATATGAAACATATACAGATGATAAAGGTAAGAAAAAACGTAGGCTTACAAGAAGGGCGTAAATGAACGTATCTAATATAGCAGAGCAAATAAGGTTAAGAGTTGAGGATAAGGATGGTGTTACATATACTTCTAATGACATTATATTAGCAATAGACTCAGCCAATCAACGTATAGGAGCATATTTAGATAAGAAGTATTTATCTAGGTTGCTACACGAACAAAAATTAAATACTTTTTTTGACCACAATGGTACTGCTATAGTAGAAGGTAAGTTACACACAGATAATCAGTTTTTAACAAATTATCAATATGCTTACCCTACTAATTTTCAAACTCCAATGAGTTCTAACACTCAAATTACTTTAACAGCAACTCAAAAAGCTAGTATATGGAAGGGGTATTTTTTATTAAGTGACTTAACTGAGAATACACAAAAGAATCAATTCGGATACGAGTTGTTATTTGACCAAATAGAAAGTGCTTATTTAATACCAAATGACCATACTAACTATGGTGCTAAGGTTAATGAAAGCATTGTTTGGATTCATTTAACTGACCAATTAGGTAGATATGAATTAGAGAATAGTTATATGTATACCCCTCAGGGAGAAAGCCCTGTATTTGTTAGAACATCAGAAACAAAAAGAAATGGAGAACACGAAGTAAAATATTTAATACTTCCTAAAGACCTTCCTATGTTTGGGGACATTCAACTTATCTATTATAGAAAACCAAATAAAATAAGCAACTTAGGAAATCAAGAGCCTGAGATAGCGAGCGTTGCCCACGATGCTTTAGTTTTTTTAGCGTGTGCAGAATTATTACATAGTGACGGAGAAAACCAAAGGTCTCAATCAATGCACCAAAAGGGATTAGAAATTATTGGTGCTTTAAATGCTAAGGTGGGCAATATGGATGTAACTAAAAAACAGAGTAATATTTAATGAAGTGGACAGAGTTAGTAGATAGAGTAGTTTTACAATTTGGTACTAATCCTCATAATAAAGCTATTGCAAGAAAGTTCTTAGAAGAAGGAGAGCGAGATTTAGCATACCACACTAAGGCTTATATAAAAGACAAGACTATTGTTTGTAATAATGATGACAATATGTTTGATATGCCTGCTGATTTTTTAGAATTAAAGTCAGCTATAACAGCTAACGAACATCAACTCCAACCTTACAGAGAACAAATTAATAGAATTAAAGGAGATGGAACTCAGGTAACGGGTACTCCTAGATATTATATGATAACCTCTCAGCAGTTAATATTAGTACCTCATCCTGATGAAGAGACATTAATAAACTTTCAATACATAGCACAGCCTACAGCAGTAGAGGCTAATAAAACTTATAAAAAAATAAATTACAAAAACCTAGACAATGGTTTTTTTCAACAAGGTGTAAAGGTTAAGGGTAGTGTTTCAGGTGCAACAGGCGTAGTTCATAGTGATAGAAATGATTTAAAGAATGGTACTTTAATATTAGGGGACGTTGTAGACGGTTCACTTACCCTAACAATGCAAACTCAAATAAATCAAAGTTCAAATTCTATAGTTATGACGGGGGACGGGTCTTTGTTTGGTATTGTACCATCAAACGGACATCTTTTATTGGAGTGGACAAATTCAGAGACAGGTAGCCACAGCGATACAGTTTCTTATTCAAATAGTACAAGGACGAATAGTTCTATTACGTTTACCGATGTTAATGGAATAGGTAGCGTTATTCCAATGGGAGCGAAAGCAACATTTACCTCAGAGTTTAGGCAGAATGAGGTATTGTTTACATTGGACGATTCTTATGACCTAGCAGTAATATCAGGTAGTTATACATTTGCCACCTTAACGTCCCAATGGGATTCATTAGGTCTCGGAGCAAGAGCAACTTCAGCTAGTCTTCCTCTAACGTGGAATGACTTAGATATACTAAGCCCTGTAATACCTGATATATACCATTTATATTTAGTAGACTATGCTAAGTCTATGTTAGCAGAGCAAGAGAAAGAATTTGAATTATCTGATAGATTTATGGCTAAGTATTTAAGAAACAGAGAATTAGTTCGTGGTCAGATAAGTGGCAAGGGGACAGGTTCAGGTACGATGGTTGTTGCCGACCTAAGTTTTCGTGGCAACATTGTATGAGCGTAGTAAAAGTTCCTATCTTTGGAGGTCTTGTATCAAATGCAGACCCTGAAGATTTAAAAAAAGAATTTACTCCACAAACCCATAATTTTGACACAAGTACAACAGGGGTTCTTAAACGGAGAGACATTGCTACTAAAGTATCTCAACAGACCGATAGAGGTTTTGACTCTATGTTTTTGTTTAGAAATAGCAAGTTGGTTACGGGAGGTGGAGAAGAGTGGCTTATATACTGTAATCAACGTGGTATTATTTATAGGATGGATAGATTCTATAATGATTTATTAACCGATAGCTATGATGACAATGTTTTAAATTATAATTCAAATAATAATCCACCCGGAAATGATTTTTTATATGCAATAGCCAATCAACAAACAAGCGTACCCAAGAAAATAACTTTCCAACCTTTTGGAGATTATGTATTAGTAGGGCTTGGTCACAAATTTCAACCTAAAATTATACAGGCAGTAAAAAGTAGAGTTCAGTTTTTAGGTCAGTACACAAAAAGTTCAGGAGTCTACATAGAAGACTTCCATAGAAAATACCCGGGACAGCACGCATTGACCTCTTCTGTAGATACATCATATGGGGAATTAGCAGATGGTAATTATAGATATAACTTTGTTCCTATATATGACGGGGTAAATGAGGCTGTAATAGACGACAGTAAATCTCAAGCTGTAGCAGTAAGTGGTGGAAACGGACAGGCTAACGCCTCACTAACATTAACCACTAATTTAGTTTCAAGTATATCTGCCGGAACAGGTATACCCTGTAGCCTTACAGGTTATAAGGTTTATAGAGCACCTGTAGTAGGTAGTGCAGAGCCTGCTTTTAGAGCAATAAAAACAATTAATCTTTTAACTCCTGCCGGGGCTGTTGGGACTACTGTAAGTTCTGATACTTTTGTTGCAGGTAAGCATATTATATATAGCCCTGAAGGTTTTCCAACAGTAGCAGAATTAGTAACTATATGGAATAACAAATACACCGATGAAAATACAAATGTTGCACAATGGACAAATGGTACAAATGACCAATGGACATATAACATTATGATAGAAGGTGCTCAAGGGGATACTTATGGAAATAGTAATACTGCATATACACAAGTAACAGATGATAAAACAGGTGCTACTTATTATATAGGTGGGCAGATGCTTAGGTCTGAAGACTCACAGGTCTTATCTCAGCATTTAAATATGGAGAATTGGGCTGAAAGTACAACAGGTAAAGACCCTGACGGTAAATTTCTTTATGTAAGACAATCTGAAGCAAATATGAATGGTAGCAATGACGACGGTAATATTGACGAAGACGGATATGAAAATTCTTGGACAAATATTACAGGTAAAACAGTTGTTCTTAGATTTAATAGATGGACAACAAATGGTAGTAGTTATTCAGCAGATAACGACCACGAAATATATGTTGGGGTTTTAAATTCTTATATGGGTAAGGATAAAATCTATTCTCATTCAGGTGTTTTTAATAGACCTAACACGCACGCAGGTAGCACAGCTAGTTTGAACTACAAGGACAAAACTAATGCT